TCAGATGGTGATGGTGGCGGCGGGCGATGGCGCCAGCGTGCCGATCTGCCGGACGCTCACCGTCGCCGGCCCGGCGCCAATGCCGCCCGCGGCGAGGGCGAAGGCGGGCGTGTCGACGATCCATTCGCGGATCGTGCCCGCCTGGTCGACGACGACGCGATAGGTCTCGCGCTCCTCCACCAGCGGAACGTCCACGCCGTCCTCCCACCGCCAGCCGCGGCGGCTGCGGCGGATCCAGCTCGCGCGCAGTCCACCCGCGGTGTCGCGATGGGCGCGCAGGTGGACGGGCGCGGGCGGCGCCACCGACAGGCGCGTCGGCGCGACCGTCCGGGTGGCGGCGTTCACGCCGTCGCCGATCCCGCTCGCGCTGACGGACACCGGCCGGGATGCGTCGGCGAGCGGCAGCGCGACCAGCGTCGCGCGCTCGATCAGGACGAAGCGTGCACCGGCATCATGCGCCGCGACGGCGGTGCCGCGTCTCCCGCGCCACAGGCCGGACAGGCGCCAGCGCCGCGGCGAAAGCCGGGCGGCGTCGGCGAATTGGATCAGCTCGTCGCCCAATAGCGCCAGGTTCGCGCCACCCGCCAGGGCGGCGGCACCGGCGGGTTCCAGCCCGACGTCGTCGTGCGCGAAAACGACGGTGAGCGTCTCGGCATGGTCGGTCAGCGCCGCGGTGGTCGCTCGCACCGGCAGGTCGAGCATACCGATGATCGCGGGCGGCGCAGTCGCTCCGGCATCCTCCCACGCGATGCCGTCGCGGCTGATCGACAGGGCCGCGCCGCGCCAGCCCGCCTCCGTGCCCGCCGCCGCGATCAGCAGCTGCGGCACGTCGGGCAGCGCATCGTCGAGCGGGGGCAGTTCGAACACCTCCAGCACGGTCCGGCCGGCCGGATGGTCGGCCTCCAGGATCGGCCGGCCGGCATCCGCGGGGCGCGCCGTCACACCGGCCGCGACCGGCACCAGGTCCAGCGTCACCTGCATCCCCTCCACCGATGCCTGCGTGACGCGCCAGTCGCCCGTCTCGCCGGCCACGCGTACCGGGTCGCCCGGTGCCACGCCGATGCTGCCGATGTCCGCCGTCACCCGCCGTCGCACCCGCGCCGTCTCGCGCGCCAGCAGCGCGGCATCGGCGATCCGCCGCGCCTGGGCCGCGGAAAGCGCGGCGGGCAGCTCGATCGCGAGATGGCCGTGCCCCGCGCCCGGGCGCCGCGCCAGCTGCCTGCCGATCTGATAGTCTCGCGCCGCGTCATAGTGCGACAGCGACAGCGAGAGCGGCACCGCGTCGATCGTGCCGCGCACCATCTCCTGCGCCACGTCGGCGTCCAGCACCGTCGCCGGCCCCGCCGCGGCGTCGCGCATGGCCAGCCCGCCGCCCTGCGGCACGAACCAGGCGCCCGCCGCCTGCGCCAGCGTCTCCAGCGCGCCGGCCACGCCGCTGCCGGCGGCGGCGAAGCCGTCGACCGTCGCCGTCGGCCCCTCCCCGACGATCGCGCCCGCGCCCAGCTCGCGCGCGATCGCGCCGACCGGCACCGCGCGCTCGTCCGCGGTCACTTCGAAGGTCAGCGACGGGATGCGGTTGCCGAAGTCGGCGAGCTGCAGTTCCTCGAACACGGCATAGGCGATCCCGCGGTGCGCCGGTGTCGGGTTGGACAGGCTGGCGATCAGCGGGTCGGCCGCCTGGTCCTCGTCGCCGCGATGCAGCCGGAACCCGGTCGCGCTCTTCCAGTCGCCCGCCGCGCCGCGCAGCAGCTTGCCGTCCGCCCATATCCGCCCGACGCGCAGCACCGGCCGCGCCGACAGCGCTACGGCGAAGGACGCGGCGTAGCTGTAGCTCGCGGTCGCCGGCTGTCCCTTGCCTCCGCGCCGCCGGGCGCGCGTCTCGATCAGGTCGGTCGACCAGATCACCGTGCCCGCCACGCGCATCGTGCCAAACACGCGCGGGATCTGCGTGCCGTAGGTCGACGTCTGCAGCGCCAGTTCGGTCAGCCGCGGGCCCTGGCGCGCGGGCGGGGCGAGCAGCCGCCGGTCGATCGCCTGCCCGGCCAGGGCGCCCAGCGCCGCGCCGATCGGCCCACCGATCGCCCCGCCCACCGTGGTCAATACCAGTGTCGCCATGTCACTCCTCCTCCCGTGCGACGCGCCACGCCGTCACGATCGGCCACGGCACCGCGCCGGGCCGCTCGACCACCCGACGCGCCGCCGCGTCGGCGTGCACCGTGCCGCCCGGCACGCGCACCAGCAGGTGCAGCTGCGTCGCCGCGACGCGGCACAGCAGGACGTCGCCAGTCGCCGCGCCGTCGCACTCGGCGAGGCCGGCAGGCACCGCCAGCGGCGCGCCGGTGCGCAGCGCGTAGCCCTCCGGCACCTGCCCGCGCCAACCCGCGGCGCGAAGCGCGCAGGCGGCCACGCCGACGCAGTCCAATCCGCCGGCGCGATCGCGGCCGCGCGCCCGGAACCGCGCGCCGACGCACGCCCGTGCCGCCGCCGCGGCGCGCTCCCCCGCCGTCATGCGCCGGGGTAGCGCGTCAGCAGGTCCATTCCCGGCAGCTAAGGCTCGCCGCGGAAGTTCGCGACGTTACCGAACCGGCTCGCGCAGGTCGCGATCGTCCCGTCGCACCCCTCGATCAACTCGACCAGCGCTCCCGCCGCGACCGAGAAGGCCGGCGGCGTGCGCAGCGTGACGCCCGCGCCGTGCGAGCGCGCGACCGCCGTCTCCAGCCCGGCGTTGGCGCCGCCCAGCCAGCGCACGCGCCCGTCGCCATAGGCATCGTCCACCGGCTCCGCCGCGTCCAGCGTCAGCGCGGTGCCCGCCGACGCGACGACCCGGGCGAACCGCCGTCGTCCCGCCATCGCCACCCGGCATCGCGCGTCGCCCAGCACGGCCCGACACCCCGGCGAGGTCGCCTCCGTCACCGGCCGCTCCAGCCGCGCGGCGGCGCCTTGCAACTCGGCGGCGAAGCCACCGTCGGCGACCGTCACCTCGCCCATTCGTCCCTCGGCGAGCGGCACGGGCAGGGTGCCGGCGTCGCTCCAGTCGATCGCGAAGGCGACCACCCGCGCCCCATCCCACCGCCCCGCCGCCAGGTCACGCGCGGTGATCGCCGCGGCGTGCAGCGCGCCTCTCGCCTCCATCGTCGCCGCGTCCAGCCCCTCGCTGCGCACGATGGCGGACGGGGTCATGCCCGGCGCGGCGCGATACAGGTCGTCGCCGATCGACAGGTCGCGATCGTGGTCGGTCAGCGCGATCGTCACGCCGTCGCGCCGCTCGATCCGCCAGCACAGCGCGATGCTCGATATCCGGTCCGCGCCGCTCATGCCTCGCGCACCTCGATCAGCGGCACGCTGGGCGCCGCGCCCGCCTGGAACGTCGCGCGCTGCACGCTCAGCCGGTCCTCGGCGAAGCGCACCGGCACGTCGAACAGGAACGACGCCGTCACCGCGACGCCGGCGGCCGGCGCGACGTCCAGCGTCACCGTGCCCAGCGGCCCGGTCGCGAACGCCGCCGTGGCCGCCCCGCCCACCGTCACCGTCACCGTTCCGGCGACCGGCCGGGTGATGCGCCGCGTCGCCCCGCCGTAGCGCCTCACGAGCGCGAAGGTGCGCGTGACGCCGTCGCCGGTGCCGATCGGCTCGTTCGTTCCCGCCGCGTCGAACGGGTCGCGCAGCCGGAACGCGCGCGCCGGTCCCTGCCGCGCGCGGAAGAACGCGAGCAGCGTCGTCACGTCCGCCTCGGCGCGGATGCCGGGGCCTACGTCGTAGCGCGTCCGCCCCTCCGCCCAGGCGACGTTGCGCGTCTCGCGCCCGCCGGCGCTGGCAACGACCTGAGTCGAGAAGCCCGGCGTCACCTCCGCGTCGCGCCCCAGCGCCAGCGGGAAACTCACGTCGTCGAAGGCGTCCACGGCCCCGTCCTCCTCGTCGAAAATGGTCAGCCCGTCGCGCATCACCTGCGGCAGCGCCCACACGAAGGTGCGCGCCACGCCGCGCGCCTGCGCGGTGCGCGCCGCGGCGACGATGCGCGTCCACTGCGCGCGCTCTTCCGCGCGCAGCACGAAGCCGGAGAGATAGTCCTGCCGCGCCGCTGGATAGCCGAGCCGCGCCGTCGCCGCCGCCACCCCCGCCGCGCTCGATGCCGTGTCGCCCGCGGTCACCCAGTCGTAATCCTCCAGCTGCAGCACGTCGAACGCGGGGAAGGCCCAGCCGACCGGCAGGTTCATCCGCTTCGCCTCCGGCGCGGCGGCGTCCAGCACGGTCGGCAGGTAAGCGAGCAGCAGCGTGCGGCAGTCCGCTCGCTCCGCCTTGGCCGCCGCCGCCAACGCGGCGGTGGACGCCGCCAGCGCTGCCCCGGCACGGTCCAGCGTCGCGCGCTGGGCCGCGCTCATGCCCGCGCGGTGGCGATCGGCACGGGGGCGAACGCCGCCACCGCGCTCGCGTCGTACAGGCAGGGACGGCCGTCGGGCATCGTCCACCACCACGGCTCCCCCACCTGGAACGCCGGTGCCAGCCCGGCCGCACTGCCGATCGCGACGAAGGCGCGCGCCACCGCCTGCAGATATCCCATCGCGCCCGCCTGCGTCGGCGAGAGCAACGTCGACGGCGGCACCCACCCGGTCAGCGCCGGGCTGCCGTCCGCCGCGCGTTGCTTCCACGCGGCGGGGCAATGCGCGTCGAACAATTCGTAGGACAGCGACCAGATCACGCCGAAGCCCAGCGTACGCGCGCGCGCCGCGAAATCGGCGTGCCACGCGCGGCACGCGACGTTCAGCGCCCCACCTGCCAGCGTCGCGTGCCACTCGTCCCCGGCCTGCGCCAGCCGGAAGTAATGGCTCATGCCGACGTAGTGGAGGATGTCGCCGCGATAGCCGAGCCGCAGCACGTTGTGCAGCACGCGCGCGGGGGTGAGGTGATAGACGTCGTCGTAGCCGTTGGCGATCGACAGCCGATGCTCGGGCAGCACCACGTCACCCGCCGCGACGACCGATCCCGGCCCCTCGCAGCGGATCGCCTCCATCGCCGCCCAGCCTTCCACCGGCTGCGGCAGTGCGCCGCCCGCGGCATCGTAGCCCGGCGCCACCAGCGACACGAACATGCGGTCGACGTCGCCGGCGTAGACCGGGTCGGCCTCGTCCGGCAGCAGGAAGCCGCCCTCCACCGCGCCAAAGTCGATTGCCACCACGGCGTCGGTCGGCGTGCCGGCGGCGTAGTTCCACAGCCGCACGTACCAGGCGCGCGGGTTGCCGGCGGCGTCGCGGCCCTCGATCGTCAGCACCGGGCCGTTCACCGCGTCCAGCGGCAGCACCCCCGCGGAGCGCCAGCGGAACGACAGCCGGCAGCGCCGATAGTCGCGCTCGGTGTCGTAGCGAAGCAGCGGATGGTCGTGCGCGTCCGCGCTCTCCCAGATCACGCCGACCAGGTCGTCGCGGCGGTAGAAGACCGCGTCGACGCGCAGCGCGTCGGGTGCGGTGGTGGTCGCCGCCGCCATCATCGGCCGCGGGAAGTTGACCGTCCAGTACATCGGGTCGAAGCGCGAGATCAGTCCCTCGACCTGCCCGGCGCGCGCGCGCGTCAGCCAATGTCCCATCAGCCCGCCTCCATCAGCGCCTGGCGCACCGCGCGCGCCACCTGCCGGCCCGATCGCTGGAGCGCGGCGGGCGCCTCGCCCGCGGCGGCATTGACGGTGATCGCCACGCGCACCTCGTGTCCGCCGCCCGGCGCCATCGCCGCGACATGGCCGCTGGCGGTGGGCACGAACAGCTCCGGCCCGCGCTCGCCGACCCAATAGGGCCGGTCGGGCGACACCGGTCCCCCGGTCGCGCGACCCGGCGCGCCGAGCAGGCCCAGCAGCGCGCCACCCAGCCCCGAGGCGCCGCCGCCGCTCGCCTTGCCGCCCAGGATGCCGTCGATCCCGGCACGGATCGCACTGGCGGCGATGTCCGCCATGGCGGCCAGCACCATCCGGCGCAGGTCCTCGAACCCCAGCTTGCCCGTGCGCACCGCGCGCATCAGCGCCGCCTCGATCAGCCGGCCGGCGCGTTCCGCACCATCGGCCAGCGGACCCTCAAGCGACGCGCGCATCGCCTCCACGTCGCGGGCGAAGCCGCGCGTGTCGATGCGGATGCCCGTCGCCAGCCGCTCGATCTCGTCATCCATCGGGAAATGCCTCCTGCAATCGCGCCAGCATCGCGGCGTCGGCGGGCACCGCCTCGGCCGGGGACAGCGCCCGCGCCGGTGCGGCCAGTTCGTCGGGCGTCGCCCGCCAGAACTCGTCCGGCCGCCACCCCAGCGTCACCGCGGCCACGCCCGCCAGCCGCGCCGCCGCGGCGGCGAACGTCACCGCGCTCACGCGCCGGCCAGGATCTGGCGAAGCAGCGTCCGCAGCGCCGGCGTCGCGGCGGCCAGCCCGCCCGCGACGATCGCCTCGCCCAGCGTCTCGCGCGTCAGCGCGGCCGGCGCATCGTGGCGGCAGTGCCAGAACAGCGCGACGATCTCCGTCAGCGCCAGCCGGCCTTCCGCGGCGCGCTCGACCAGCGCGAACAGCGACCCCAGCTCCTCCTCCGCGGCGACCAGCGCGGTAAAGCACGGGCGCAGCACCAGCGTGTCGCCGGCCACCCGCACCGCCGCCTCGCCGCGCGCCGGGTTCGCGCTCACGCGCTCACCACCGGGCCGGAGCTCTCCAGCGCCAGCGTGTAGCTGCGCTCGCCGTTGTAGTCGCCGGCATAGTCCAGCCGCGTCACCAGGAACCGCCCGGTCATCGTCTCGCCCCCCTCGAACGTCAGGCGATAGTCGTCGATCGTCCCCGCCAGCGCGCTGCCGCGCACCCGCGCCTCGGCGGCGGAGCCGGTGAACACTCCCGCGGCCGACACGCTGACGCTGCGCACGCCCGCGCCGGACAGCAATTCGCGCCACCCGCCCGAATCCTTGTGCGTGATCGCCACCGCCTCGCCGTTCACCGACAGCTGCGTCGTGCGCAGCCCGGCCACGGTCTGATAGGCGACCGGATTGCCCCCGTTCCCCACCTTCAGCAGGAACGCGCTTCCCTTCTCCACCGGCATGTCGTCGTCTCCTTGTGTCCTGTTGTCAGGCCGCCAGCACGCGGATTCGCACGTCCACCAGCACCGCCCAGCGCCCCTGCGCCTCCGCCACCACGGCGCAGCGCAGCGGCACCGCGCTGGCGATGCGCCAGCCGGCGAGATCGCGCGGCAGGTCCAGCAGCGCCGCTTCCGCCGCGCCCGCCAGCGCCTCGGCACGCGCCGGGGTCTCGCCCTCGTCCCTGATCGTGATGCCCAGCCGCAGCTCGCGCCCGGCCCGGTCCTTCGTGCCCCAGTCGGTCGCGGTCACGTCGCGCAGCACGGCGTAGGGCGCCGTCCCGCGCGCGTCCGCGCCGTCGAAGATGCGGTTCACCGCCACCGCCGGATCCCCGCGCAGTCGTGCCAGCGCCGCGGCGCGCACCGTCGCCGCCGCGCTCACGCGTGCACCGCCGCCGCGAGGCGCGGCGTGCGGAACGGCCGCCACAATGCCGCCACCGCCGCGGGTGGCGCGGAACGCCCGTCGCGGTCGGTGAACAGGTGCGCGGCCAGCAGCACGATGCCTTGGCGGATCGCCGGGGCCATGCCCTGCCACGACGCCGCCTCGCCCGCGGTGAAGGTGACGGTCAGCGGCGGCGCTGCGCCCGGCGCGCGGACCCATCCCGCACCGGCGGCGTCGATGTCCACCGCATAGGCGCCTGCGGCCAGCACCGTCGCCGGCCGCCCCGCCGCGACCGCGGCGATCGCGCGCACCGGCGCGGCGGGCAGCGCGCGCCAATGCTCCCCCGGCGGCAGCGTCGCCACCATCTCGCGCACCAGCAGCACGCGGCCGGTGAACCGCTCCGCCAGCCCCAAGGCGGTCTCGGCGAAGGCGAGCGCCAGCGCGTCGTCGCCGCTCGTCCCGATGCGCAGCTGCGCCTTCACCGCCAGCAGCGCCGCGTCGCGGTCCGCGCCTGCCAGCGCGATCTCCCCCGGCCCGCCCGTCAGCGTTCCCATGCCCGTTCCTTTCGATCGATCGTGAAGATGCGGGGGCGGGCCCCCGCCCGCCCCGCGCGCCTCAGCTGGCGGCGAACTTCATCAGCTTGATCGCCTCGCTGTTGGTCACCGCGCCGCCGACGCGCTTGGTGGCGTAGAAGGTGACGAACGGCTTGTTCGTGTACGGATCGCGCAGAATCTGCGTCTCCTGCCGCTCCGCGACGACATAGCCGTGGCGGAAGTTGCCGAAGGCGATCGACAGGCTGTTCGCCGCGATGTCGGGCATGTCCTCGGCTTCCACCACCGGATAGCCCAGCAGCGTCGCCGGCGTGCCCGCCACCAGGCTCGGCTGCCACAGGAATTGGCCGTCGCTGGTCTTGAATTTGCGGATGCGCGCCAGCGTGGTCGCGTTCATGACGAAGGCGGCGCCCTGCCGGTACGGCGCGCGCAGCGCGTGCACCAGGTCGATCAGCCGCTCGGTCGCGTTGGCGGCGAAGTCTCCGGCAGCGCCGCTGGCGAGGTACTGCAGCGTGCCGAACGCGCGCGCATTGTCCGCGGTGGTGGCGGTCGGCGCCTGCAGGAAGCCGCGCGGGCGGTTGACCCCGCTGCCGTTGACGAAGGCCGCACCCTCGGCCCGCGCGAACTCCGCCGCGATCTCGTCCGCCAGCCACTGCTCGACGTCGAACTGCGCGTCGTCCAGCATCGCCTGGCTGGCGCTCGGGTTTGCGTAGAGCTCGCCCGTGGGCGGCGCGATCTCGTTGAACACGGGCGAGGCGGTCACCGGCCGCGCGTCGGTCTCCGCGGTCCAGCCGGACGGCGTGCCGCCGGTCGTCACCAGCTTGCGATAGCCCGCGGTGCCCACCTGCACCACGTTGGCGATGCTGCGGATCGGGCTCGCCGATTTCAGCGCCGCGTCGATCCGCTGGTCGATCTCGCGCGGCAGCGCGAAGCCTCCCTCGGCCCCGGTCACGCCGGTGAAGGCCTTGGTCTCCAGCGTCGCGCCCGATCGCACGAAGCCTTCGAATCCCCCGGTCTCCCGCGGGCGCGCGCCGTCCAGCACCGGCCGCGCCGTCACCATCTCGTCCATGTCATTCTCCTGAAGGAGCGGCACCCCCGCCGGGTACCGCGGAAAAAAGGGGCATCAGAGCCGCTCGATCGTCGCGATCCGCGCCGCGGGCTGCATCGGCACCGCGACCAGGCTGATCTCGACCAGATCGGCGGTCATGATCTCGCGCCGCGCGCCCTGCCGCACCGCGCGCGGGCGATAGCCGACGGACAGTCCCGGCAGCGCACCGCACGTCACCAGCCGCGCCGCCTCGGCATCGGCGACCAGCGCCACCACGCGCAGCCCGCGGTCGTCCTCGGCGATGGTCTCGATCGTGCCCACCGGCGCACCGCGGTGCTGCCGCAGCAGCGCCACCGCGGCATCGGCGCGAAGCGCGCCGCGCCGGATCACGTCGCCCGCCCGGTCGGCGCGATCGAACACCGCCGCATGGCCAGTCACGCGGATCACGCCGCCCACTCCGCCAGGCCCAGCCGCACCGCCAGCCCCAGCAGCAGCAGCGCCGCCAGCATCCGCGCCAGCCACGCCCACAGCGCACGCCAAGCCGACCGTTTCGCGTCGCGCCAGGCCGCCAACAGCTCGCGCAGCTCGGCGACGTCGCCCGACGCCTCCTCGTCGGCCAGTCCCAGCCGCGTCAGCGCGCGCGTCGCGCCCAGCTCGCCCGCCTCCTCGGCGATGGCGCACAGCGTGGACAGGTCCGCGCCCCCGCCCACGCCCTGCTCCATCAGCCGCGCCAGCACGCGCGTCGTCGCCTCCGCGCTCATGCCCAGCCCACCATCTGCCGCTTCTCCTCCGCGGTGATGAAGTCGGCACGGCTCACCATCGCCCACAGCCGCTCGCGATCCTCCACCAGCGCGGGGACGCGATCCAGGTCCACCTCGATCCGCGCATCGGCGACATCGCCGGCGAGTCCCGCGGCCAGCGCCTCAAGGATCGCACCCGCCAGCGGCAATACGGTCAGCCGCCACAGCGCCTTGTTCGCCTCGCGGTAATTGGCGTGGGTGCTGTCGCCCGGCAGGCCCAGCAGCATCGGCGGCACGCCGAAGGCGAGCGCGATCTCGCGCGCCGCCGCGGCCTTGGTGCCCGCAAAGTCCATGTCGGCCGGGGACAGGCTGAGCGACTGCCACTTGAGGCCTCCCTCCAGCAGCATCGGCCGCCCGGCGTTACCCGCGCCGGCGAAGCCCGCCTCCATCTCCTCCTTCAGCCGCCGGAACTGGTCCGGCGACAACGCGGCACCGTCCCCGGGGTCGTAGACCAGCGCGCCCGACGGCCGCGCCGCATTGTCCAGCAGCCCGCGCGCCCAGCGCCCCGCCGCATTGTGCACCGCAATCGGTCCCGCCGCCGCGGCCAGGCAGCCCAGGCCGTAATGGTCGTCCAGCGGGTGGAAGCGCCGCACGTGGATCACCCTGGACGCGTCCATGCGCGCCGCCTGCGCGCCGACGCGGTAGACATAGGCCGCCGGCCACCCGTCCGCGTCGGGCTCCACCGCCACCCGCTCGGGCCGCAGCGGGAACAGCGCGCTCGCCGCGCCGTCCTCGTTGCGCAGGATCTGCACGAAGGCATTGCCGTGCAGCAGCAGCTGCACCGCCACCGCCTCCATCAGCCCGCGCGCGCCGATCAGCGTCGCCAGCGCGGGGTCGCCCGCATCCAGCGGCGCACCGCCGACCCCTTCGGCCACCAGCCGTACCGCGCGCTGCGCCACCGCGTTGGACAGATATCCCGCGCGCACCTGCGCGTCGTAGCCCTGCGGCACCGCCTCCGTCCGCCACGCGCTCCCGGCACGCGACAGCGCCGGGCGCGCGCCTGCGCGCCCGGGCTTCCACCCGAACCATGCCATTCGTCTGTCTCCCTCGATCCGCTGCGGTCAGACGACCGCCACGCGCCCCTTCGGCACCGGCTTCAGCATCAGATGCGTCAGCGCGTAGACGCAGGCGTCGGCCCGGTCGGGCGACCGGCCCGGCCCCTCGTAGCCGCCGCCCGCCGACAATCCCGCCAGCTCGTCCTCCAGCGCGGGGAAGGCGCCCGCGTGGAACACTCGCCCGCTCTCGTACAGCGCCGCCACCGGCTCCGCCCGCGCCACCTTGCCGCGGCTGGCGTGGACCAGCGTCAGCGGCAGCGTCGCCTCCGCCGCGCGCAGGACGCTCGCCACCATCGCGCCGCCCTGGTTCGCCTCCGCGATCACGCGGTCCGCGCCCACCCGCGCCGCGCACGCCGCCACCGCCCGCGCCCACCCTTCGGGCGAGGCGTTCGCCACGCTCGCATCCTCGATCACGTAGCCGCGACCGTCCTCCGCCTGGCCCGCCGCGACGATGCCGCAGGCGTCGCCAGCGGTCCCGGCGGGCGGATCGACGCCGACGACTACGCGCACCAGCGCCGGCGCATCGCGCACGCGCTGCCGCTCGATGAGCGCGCGCGGCCACAGCGCACCGACCACGTCGTCCAGCAGCTCGCCGTCCAGCTCCTGCCGGCCCAGCCGCGTCCCGCCATATTCCGCCGCCATCGCCGCGACGAAGGCGGCGGGCAGGTGCGCGTTGTCGCCGGTCCGCCCGCGCGTCTCGACCACGCCGGGCATCGCCATCACCTGCCGCATCAGCCGCGTCGGCCGCGGCGTGGTGGTGACGATCGCGCGCGGCAGGTCGCCCAGCCGCAATCCCATCATCAGGTTCGTCCAGGCGTCCGGCCGGGTCCACTTGGCCAGCTCGTCGGCCCAGGCGACGTGGTGCTCCGGACCGCGCAGGCTCTCCGGCGCGGCGGCGGAATAGATCCGCGCCACCGCGCCGCTGGCGAAGCGCACCTCGCCCCGCGTCGGCCGCCACTCGACCCGCTCGTGCGGCGCCGCCACGGCGACGACGCCGCTCGGCCCCTCCACCATCACGCCGCGCGCCTCGTCGATCGTCGCGCCGACCAGCGCGATGCGCGCGTTGCCGCACAGCCGCGCCTGCTCGTAGACCCACTCGGCGCCGGCGCGGGTCTTGCCGAAGCCGCGCCCTGCGCGGATCAGCCACACCCGCCACGCGCCCGCCGGCCCGACCTGCCCGGCGTGCGCCGACAGCGTCCAGCGCGCCGCCAGTTCGCGCCGCTGCGCGTCCGGCAGGTCGGCCAGCACCCGCCTTCGGACGTCCGCGTCCGCCCCCGCCAGCCGCCAGATGTCCTCGCCGACGATGTCCCGGCGCGTTCCCGCCGGCCGTCGCGCCGTCACGCCTCCGCCGCCAGCGCGTCCAGCTTGCGCCGGATCGTCGCGTCCGTGTCCGCCGCGCTGGCGAAGCGCGTCGCCGGCCCGACTGTCGCTTCCCGCGTCCGCGCCAGCAGCGCCAGCCCCAGCTGGATGTCGGCGGCGGTCACCGCCTTGCTCGCGCCCTCGGCTTCCATCCGCCCGATCAGATAGGCCAGCATCGCCCGCTCCAGCCGCGCGTACCGCGCCGCCAGCGCGCGCCCGCCCGCGACCGGACCCCCGCTCCCCTGCGCCATGCCGCCCCCTTCGCCCGAAAACGCCGCGGGCCGGTGCGCCGGGGTGTCCACCACCCCGCCGCCCGGCCCGACTCACACCATCTCGATGTTCCCGTTATGTACACAAACAGCGTCGCGCTGTCAAGGGCTCTGGCGGCGCCCGGCCCGCTTAGTCGGATCGACTATCGACCCCCCGCACCATCGAAGCCGACAATAACACCGATCGATCAGGAGTTTCGGCCATGAACGTTGCGGCAATCGGCGGCGCCTTCGCGACCAGCACGCCCACCTACGTCCCACCCGCGCCGCCGCCCGATCCGAAGGTCACCGATGCGGTGGTCACGACGATCCAGGCCGGCACCTTTCCCGGTCCCGAGCCGGTCGGCGCGATCGCCTATCAGATCCAGCAGCAGCTTGCGGACCCCTCGCTCTCGCAGGAACAGAAGGACGAATATGTCGCGCAGCTGGTGGACCTCACCCACTCGCCCGGCTGGTCGACGCTCGACAACGGCAAGACCGTGCCCGAACTGGTGCAGGCCGCGCTGGAGCAGGTCGGCGCCGGCGACGGCAGCGACGAGGGAGCGGCGCTCGGCGCACAGGTCGCCGACGCGATCGGTCGTGGCGCGGACAGTGGCCGGCTCGACGTCGACGACCTGTTCGGCCTCGTCGATCCGTCGACCAACGCCTTCTCCGACGGCGCGCGCCAGCTGCTGTCGCAGGTCACCGATGGCCGCATGCTGAACCAGGTCGCCGGCCGCCTGCTCGATGCGGCCCGGGCCGAGGGTTACGACATCAACGCCTATGAGAACGGCCCCGCGATGCTGGTCGCGGCGGGTGACGTCGCCAACATGGCGGCGGCGCACGGGGTACCCGCGGCCGCCAACGCCGTGGTGCGCGAGATCGGGCGGATCGAGGCCGCAGGCCCCGTGGCGGGCGACATGGGGCTGATGGACGCCATGATGGCCACCACCAGCACCGGCGCCTATTCCTCGTTGGTCGCGCCGGACCGCAATGGCTTCGACGTGCTGGCCGGCCTGGTCAACGCCGCCAATCCGAGTGCGCCGGGCGTGCAGACGACCACCGACTCGATATTCGCCACGCTGGTCCGCTCGGGTCACACCGGGTCGGAGAACGGCGCGGGACTGGGCGAGCTCGGCCAGTATTTCAACACGAACCTCAGTCGCCTGAACGAGAGCGGCTGGCGCTTCAACAGCGCGGAGGACGCGCGCGAGAACCTCGTGCAGGATTTCGTCGGCAAGATCCTGCTCGACGCCGACTATCCGCTGAAGGACGAGAGCATCGCCGCGATCGGCAACGAAATGGACCGCCTCTCCGCGCAGCTGCAGGACCACGCGCTGAGCGCGGACCAGCGCCTCGCCGGCGCCACCGGGCTGGGTGAACTGGTCGGCTCGGTGACGGGCGGCGCCAACGACTTCTTCGACAGCAGCAAGGAGAGCAAGGACGCGAAGATCGACGCGATCCGCTTCTTCTCCGACAAGCTCACCGGCTTCGTCTCGGGCAAGGCCGGGCCCGCGGGCGCGCTGATCGACGCGGGCGTCGACGCCGCCTGGACCGCAGGCTCGGAGCGGCTCGACGCCGGCATCCGTGAAGAGGTGCGCGACGCGCTCGGCGCGTTCTACGAACAGTCGAATCAGCTGCGCACCGCACTTGGCGAGATGGAGACCGCCCTCATCAACGGCTTCGACCAGCGCTACGTGGAGCACGTTCCGGACGCGTGA